TCATGCTCCTGTGCTAGACCAGGACTTGACGAAGTCCTCGACGGACTGCCCCACGATCTGGTTCACGTCGCAGTAGCCGCTGACTCCTGGAACGCGACTCTTGGTGATCTCCGAGCCGAACTGCCATAGCCAAGGCTTGTCCCAGCTCTCTTGAACGGTGTAGTGACTCGCGTACTGCGCCAACCACAGGCGGTGCGAGCCGAAGTACTCGTCTTTTCCACGAATCTTGTCCTTCGCCGCGTGGCCCGAGTAGACGACGACCTTCCTCCCGATCTTGGCCTCGACGATCTGAAGAAACCGCTTCGCCTGGTCCGCAGTCGGCGTGTAGTCGCCAGGAGTCGTCTCCCAGTCGAGGGCAAGAACTGTGTCGTCGTCTGGCTCCGCGATCTGGAGGAAGTGATCTGCCTCGACGTCAGCGTTGCCGTGAAAGAAGTGGTAGGCGCCCCACTTGAGGCCTGCCTTAACCGCTACGACGCGTCGCGAAGCGTACCGCGTGTCGACGAATGAGCGGCCCTCGGTAGCCTTGTGGATGCAGGCTACGACGCCGCTGTCGCGAACCTCTGCGAACGACTCGACGTTGTCGAGACGGTACAGGTCGATCACGTGAGTCTTCGGCATGTTCTCCCCTATCCAACTCGAGCCGCCTGGAAGTGCATCGCGTCAGGGCGATGCTTCCACCTTCCGCCCCAGGTCCATCCCTCAGCTTCGAACGCCTTGACCACCGCAGCAGGGACGCCGGTGACCGGGTCCCAGTCCTCGCCGAGATCGTTTCTCGAGGCGGCGAAGTCGATGGCGCAGCCGTAGGCGTGCATCGAGAGATGCGATCCTCCGCGGATGTTGCGAAACACGTAGGAGCCGCTGAACAGGTGCATGCCGTGTCTGTCGATCCAGTCCTGGTTCGCTCCGCACTCTCTCCAGACCGCGTCGCAGACCCGCTTGAGACTGTCAGCACACCTGCGATTCACCTTGAAGCTGCTGATGGTCTTCCCTGACTCCTCGTCGACGATCCTCCACGGAGGTGAGAAGTCGACGAGATGGGTTCGCTCCCACGAAGATCCGTCACGCGGATCTCCGTAGAAGTCGTCACACTCGCTCTGAAGCGGCCACTTCGTCATATCGTGAAGATCCAGCTCTCGAACGCCGCGAAGGTAAGAACTACGACGGCAGTCCAGATCATGTCCGAGATCTTTCTCGAGTAGATGTAGATGATGCAGAACGCTGCCCACGTCGCCATCAACGCAGCCAAGATGGCAGCTATGAAGTCGTCAGCTACGTCGAGAAACTTCAGGTCGAGATGTTGATCTAGCAGGAGGAGCCAGACCCACATGCGATAGAGAGCCTCTCCGAAGAAGTACATCATCAGTGCCGCGGCACCACGATTGGCAGGGCTCTTCAAGAAGCCGCGAATTCCGCCATTGTTATAGATGATCTTTACGATCCTCTTCAAGAAGACGACGACTACGCAGATCCCGAGAGCGAACCATACTCCGTTGAGCCATTCCCTGATCACCAGATGATTGATGTCAGAGAGATATAACCACTCGGTGATGTTCCTCACCTGTCCTCTCTGTTCTTCTCTTGATCATGCTGCCAGCGCGAACCTGTCATGACCTTCAACAGGGCCATCAGCGGATCTGGTGAATCGGAGATCATCCTAGTTACAGCACGAAGCTTGGTGGCCTCGTTGGACAGATCGTGAGAAGCCTCGCGAACCCTAGGGTGAGCTCCTTCCCCTGAAGTGTCTCGCGGTCTGAATAGACGCATCTTCCTGAGAACTGCTGTCAGATATACTGCGGTCATGACGACGAACGTCCCGGCTAGGATCATCTCGAGAGGCGTCATGATCAGCCGCCTTCTCGTCTACGAACCTGGCCACCTGACATGAGCATATGACGTAGATCTTTGACTGCGTCAGCTGCGTCATGGAGCCCCTTGAAGGCTCGATCCACAGTTTCTTCGTTCTTCTCCCGCTCCTTGTCAAGCTGCTTGATGAGCCTCTCACGCTCACGATTTATCCAGAGGACTGCGAGGAAGAATAACATGTTCGTAGCAGGACCCGCTGTCTTTGCAGCACCCCACAGCTCCGTGATGAACTGAGAGATGAGCTGGTCCATGCTGCAACATTTTCCAGATTAAATTCACAAGTCGGCGAATCGCTCACGCTGACCGAGGGTTACTCCCTCGAGAGGCTCCCAGAACTTCTCCCAGTCGATGAAGTTAGGGCTCATTATGAACAGCAAGAGAAAGTCAGTAGGAGTGATCCGGTTCTTCGGCCAGATCAGAGGCCTACCCCAGTGATCGGCCTGCTCGAACGCCCACGCCATGAGCTCGCTGCAGAACCACTTTCCGGTGTCACGCCAGTTGCGGTCGAACGGCTCGTCGTTGAAGAACGTCTTGAACGAGACCGCGCTCGAGTCGAACGGCTTTCCGAGCTGCGACTCTGCGATCATGATGATCGCCTCGGCTACCGGCGTCATGATGATGGCACGACGCCTGATGCCGAAGTCCTGATAGTCGAACGGTCTGACGGCCACCCCAGCTGGGTTGCCGCGGACCACCGGAGCACCAGGACTGTTGCTAGCTCCGAGGAGACCGTCACCGACGACGAGATCTACGTGAGAGAACGGCGAGTGTGCCATCTTGCGGATCATCGAGCTGGCGAAGCGACCATAGTCCCATCGCCTGTAAGAGGTATACGTCGAGAACTGGAGGATGACGCGGTCCACGACTCAGTAGAACTCGATGTCTACGTTCTCGCCCTTCGCGCCCTTCGCCTTCATCTTCATCCGCCCGCTAGCAGGAGGAGGGGCTGCGGTACACGCGTCGGCGATGAGCTGAATCGCCTGAAGGATCGCAGTCTGAGCGATCTTAACGATGTCGCTGACACCTACGAACACGACACCGATCACGCTGGCGAGAACGCTGATCACCGTCTGAGCAGTCGGGACGAACTTACCAGCGGCAGTACAGGCGTCAGCGACTCCCTGCTGAATCTTCTGAATGATATCAGCGACGGTGGCCACGACGTCGGTCGGTGTAGTTCCGCAAGCGGTAAGAGTGGCACCGGCCGCGACTGCGGCGGTGGTACCCAGGAGGAACTGACGGCGACTGTTCATTGTGTACTCCTACTGTTGCTGTGGAGCGACGATCGCGAGGAGCTCCTTCGTAAAGCCCTGGATGTGCGGGATGTACGCCTGCTCGGTCTTGATCAGCTTGTCGTGGTTGTGCAAGATCGCCTGCATCTCGGTGATCGCCTGCGTCACCTCGGGGAGAACGGCCCAGAGCTTCTGGTGCTTGGCAGCCCACGCTTGGATCTCGCCATACATCTGATTGAGCTCGGGGAGATTCTCCGTCTCCATCTTGACGAGATCGTGATAGCGACCCAGGAGATTGAGGATCTCGAACGGGTTCGCTCCGAAGTTATGCTGCTGGCCGTCGCTCATCACTTCACCTGCACTGTGTTATTCCGTCGCACTTCGGCGGCGGACAGTTCGTCGGCATGCATCCCGAAGTCTGAGCGCTTGCCATCACCGCGCTCAGGATCGTGATGCCGATCAAGATGGCGAGAACCACTCGAGCGAAGAGATGTGGATCCATCATCCTAGCGTCCTGAGGCAGTCGTTGAGCTTCTCGTAGTCGAAACCCTCCGGAGACTTGCCGTCGGTGATCTGCTCCTCCGTGACGTAGGCGAGAGCCATCACCGTGTTGGCCTTGACGAATCGCTCGGTCATGTCCTGGAGCTTGCCCCAGGTGATGCAGACGAGATTGTTCCTCTTGGCCACCATCGGGATGTAGTGATAGCCGTCGATCTTGCTGCCTGGCACCTCGTCCCAGGGGTGGCCGCGGCCGAACTGGTCCATCGCGGTGTTCGGCACCTGGATGCAGAGGCCTACGGCGCCGAACAGGTAGGTGGCGACCCACAGGTCGTCGAGGTTGCCCTCGCGGAGACGCATGTAGGCGGCGATCTGATGGCGCCTTCCTGACGAGTCGCGGATACCTATCTTGCGGCGGTACTTGGCAGCCTCTGAGGCATCTGTGCCCTGGTCCGTAGACTTGTCGCCGCGCACGTAGCCTGTCACCTCCGAGTAGTCCTTGAGGACTGCGTCCGTGTTGACCGCGAAGCAGCGGTTGTTGACGCTGTTCCACAGCATGTGCTCGTGGGCGGCGCCGGAGAACACGCAGCACCCGACTTCGTCGTTTCCCAGCATGAACCAGTGGTTCTGAGGGATGACGTTCTCGTGGCCGTAGCTCTTCGGCGGAGTAGGGAGCTTGGAGCGGTCCACGAAGTCAGAGAGCTTGAACCGGATGCTCTCGGGATTCGGAGGCTTGAGACCTAGCTTGTACATCACTCCTCCAGTGGCGGATATGAAGCGGGCAGCGACTGCGGAGCTACGCTGGCCGAGAAGAAGGTTCGCAATGCCATCACCACGATCGACTGGATGAGAGTGATAGCGCCGATGAGCTCGGTCTTCTGAGCGTCAGAGATGTCAAGACCGAAGAACACGACGAGAGCAGCCACGAGACCGCCGAAACCAGCCCAGTTGATCTTCAGCTTGAACGCTGACTTGACAGGCACCGACGCTATCTCGTATCTCACCTGACGCTCCTCTGACGCCCCTGCGACCCTGTCACGATGGTTCCAGAACGTAGCTCTCACACGAACGCCATCTGGAACGATCGCTTCTTCTTCTCCTCCTGGACCGGCGCAGTACCCACTGCCATCGTGAGAGCGACCATCCCGTCGATGCGACCAGGAGCCTTGTTCTTCGCCAGCTTGCGGTTGTTGGCTGGATCTCTGACCACGATGCTGTTGAGGGCGCACATCGTCAAGACCGGGTTGTTGCCGTGAGCGATCTTCTTGTTGAGGATCGCCGACTCGAGATCTCTGAGGGCCGGGCTCATCGAGGCGAAGCCCTGACCGAACTCTGTGAACTTCTCCTCGATCTGCTTCTCGTTCATCCCCGCCTTGAGGAGCCACGGCTTGAGGTGCTTGAAGTTCCACCTGTCGAAGGCGATCTTCCGCACGTCGTGCTTCTTGATCAAGCCGACGATGTGCTCGGCGACGTATTCATATTCCACGCTGCTGCCGGGAGCCGCGGTCAGGTAGCCTTGCTTCTCCCAGGTGTCGTAGGGGACGCGGTCGGTTCTGCTCTTCTCGAAGAGACCGTCCTTCGGGAGCCAGAAAGTAGGGTGGACCTGCCACACGTCTTTGATCTTGCAGACCAGGACCAGAGCCGTCAGGTCGCGCGACTCGGAGAGGTCGAGGCCGCCGTACACGGCGCCTTCCAGCGGCTCCGGCTTCGCGGAGCAGTCGCCCCAGATGCTCTTGGAGACGAACGGAGCGGTGACCTCGACGCGCTGGTTCAGGATCAGGTTGCGGTACTGGTTCTCCCTGCTCGGCATGCGCTGCGCGTCGTGCGCCATGCCCATCACCTCGTCCTCGTTGAGGAACACGCCGAGGGCGGGGTTCGCCTTGCGGATCGTCTCGATGTCGAACGGGTCGTCGTCGAGCGGGGCAGTGTACAAGCTGACCACGGTCCGCGGATCTTCGTTGCTCAGCGCGTCGTCGATCAGCTTGCTCAGCAGGTCGCCGTCCGTCGGCGCCTGCGTCGAGATGACGATCGACAGCGGATTCTCGTGGGCGGCAGTTGCGGTCTCGAGAGCCTCGTAGAGCTCGCTGTGCTCGCCGCGAACTCGACCCAGCTCGTCGTGGACGACGAAGACGGGTGACAACCCATAGGCGGTGCTCGCCTCGGCCGACAGGGCGCGGTACTTGGTCCCGATCTCTGGGCACAGCAGCTCCTTCGCCGTGTCCCTGATCTGCACGCAGCTCGCCAGCGACGGTGACATGCGGACCATCTTGGCAGCCAGGTTGAAGATGATCGCGGCCTGCTCTCGCGACTGGGCGGCAGAGTAGAGCTGACTGTTGGGTCTGGCCATCGGACCGCACAGGTGGCACAGCAGCAGGCAGGCGCTGAGGCTGGTCTTGCCGTTCTTGCGACCGAAGGACAGGATCGCTCGCCTGGTCACCTCCGGATTGTCGTAGATGCGACGGATCTCTTCCTTCTGCCAGTCCATGAGATGGATCGGCTGGCCGAGGTTCTGGCCCTCGGGGACGAAGCAGAACTCCTCGATGAAGCCGATGACGATGTCGGACTCGAGCTCTGGAACCTTCTTGGCAGCAGCGGTCATGAGCTGAGCTCTCGAACCTTGAGATCGTCAGGTCGCTTCCACGGACGGTTCTGACGCCGCAAGCTCACAGCCTCCTTAGTCGCCTTAGCGGCCTTGTTGGAGTTATGACGCGACTGCGCCGTTAACTTCAGCTTCGTAGAGATCCTCATGACCTGGGTAGCATAGGTCACCTGGAGGCGGGTCAGGCTCTTGTACTGAGAGCTGCCGATCTCCTCTACGTTGAGGGCTTCTCGGATCTTGTCGAACTGGACCGTGCAGGAGCAGAGGACCGAGAGAAGCGGCCACATCTCCGGGGTGAACCAGTCGGGTGGCATGGAACCGACCACCCCGTTCCAGACCTTCGCCTCCTCTGAGCTCAAGTTGTCAGGCGGGTCGGGCCGCTTTCCCGGCACCAGCGCTGCGGCTGGTACAGCTAGGGACGCCGCTGATCTACGGGACATTCTGTCCTCCTTCTGATTCTAGGACCTCTAGAACGGGCCTGGAGGGGGTCCGAAGACCCCTAAATCTTAACTTAGACTTTTTGTCT